GTCTTGCGTGTATAATCAGCTTCTCGTTGATACCCTCGAAGTAGTTCATTAAGGGTGACTTCCATTTCGTTACCATCAACTTTGACAACATATGTAGGTTCCTCTGAACTTTCATTAATATCTTCTTGAGCTTCTACTTCCAAAGGTTGTTCTATAACTTCTTCAGTTTCCTGATCCATGTATGGAACATCACTTGGATTAACTGTTTCATCAACAGTTTCTTCTTCAACCTTTTCGGTTACTTCTTCAGTAACTTCAGTTGGTTGTTCTTCTTTTATTTCAGCGGGTTTATCTTCACCAGACATTAATCCAGCAATAGCTTTACCTGCATCAATTACATTCATAGCTTCATCAGCCATAGTTCACTCCTTTGTGGTTAGTGTTGTATTAGCACTCCAGGATGGGTGGTGCTATTTCTTGCGGAGATCTAGTAATTGTTTCTCTGCAAGTTTACCAGTTTCCATAATAGTACGGAAATGGTTTTCAAACTTACCTAAAATTTGATAAGCAAGATAGATCTTTGTTCTTGCTAGTTCATCATTTGGTCCTGTTTGAAATATCGCTTCAGTATAAGATTGTTTTAAAGTTTCTAATGTTTCTTTAAACAACTCATCTTCTAAAATTGCTTTAGCTCTTACGCCTCTATTTGCTTCTATTTCCAGGTTCGACATCTATTTCTACACTCATTCCTTGTGGTCGTTGTGGTTGTAATAGTTCTTTAGTAGCAGCATCTAGCATTGCTTTATTGGATTCTGAAATACCTTTCATCTCCATAGCTTCACGCTTAATAGCTTTTTCGTCTATATCAGACTCATACTTCATTTCAAGTTCTTTGATTTTAGCCTCGAAGTCAAGCATCATTTTTTGATATCTTAGTTCAATCTCTCGCATTCTATTCTCATATTGCATTTGAGCTTCAGCTGCTTTTTGTTGAGTTTGAATTTGTGATACCTTTTCAAATTCTGATGGTGGTTTAGGTTGTTGAGGTGGCATATTTTGCATACCAGTTTGTGGATCTGTAAAGTATGAACCAACATCTTTCAGTCCAGCATTTTCAATAATACGAGCTAGTGTATTGTATATGTTATTTAAATTAACTATTGGACCAGCTGGTGAGCCTTGTAACTTAATAGCTTCAACTTGTTGTCTTAGTATTGCATTTAATATACCAAGTTGTTGATCTCTAGATCCAGTACCTAATCCAACATGAATAGTAACATTGCATCTATTTCTCCATTCCATAGGATTCATAGGAACAAAGTTATTTCTAATTTTAATAATGCGTTGTTTATCTTGATACTTAACAATTAATTCAAATATCTTTTTAAACATATCTTTAACACCAGTCTCAGCAAATACTCTAGCAATTAATTCTAATCTCATTTGTGATTGTGATAGAATAGTATTTATACCTGATGCAGTTTTGTTTAATGTATCAGTATCCATACCTTGATTATATTTAGTAATACCACTTCGTTCTTCTTTAATGGTATCAAGATATGATAATAATGGAAATGCCTGGTTAGTTAATGTTTGATTTTGTAATGGCATCATAACCTGATTAGGTGCTGATTTAGTTCTTACAATTCCACCAGGTCTATTTGTTAGTAGATCATCAAGATTAACTTGACCATCCATAACAGCAACTCTGTTATTGTTTGTTAAGTACATATTGTCTAGTACTTGTCTCATAACAGTAGATTTAATTAATTGAATATCTTCTACTAACTCAGATACTGATCTACCATAAAATCTATGAGGAACAATAATAGGTGTAACAGAACAGAAAGGATGAGAATCAACAGGAACATTATCAAGAATAGTATAACCATTATCTCCTGCGCTTGTAATCTTTCTTAATTCTGCAATACCATCACCATCAACATCCATTTTAATATAAGATTCATAAACAATTATTTCTTCTGTAGATGCATCACCTATTGTACGATCATAATCATCATCTAAATTTCTATATCTGCTGCTTCGTTCTGAATTGTATTGCTCTTTATTTTCAACAGGCATGCTATAAATTTTATCATAATCAAAACCCATCTCAATTAATTGACTACGAGTTGTTGGTACTCTATGACAAACAAAGTTTGCATCCTTTAAAGATTTAGCCTGACGTTCAATTAAAAATTCTTCAGGTGGTATTGGTTCTATTTTTACTTTACCAAATTTTTCTGTTCTTGAAATTACAACATCATGTATTTTAGGAATCTTAATTTGATTAAGCTCCTCTTGCATCATTAAAGTTTGTGGAACATCAGGAAGTTCATTAAGTTGTGCCTCTTGTTTTTCTTTTGCTTTAATAAATGTTTCATCTTCGTACTCAGTATGTTCTAAAACTTCAACACCTTCTTCTTGAATCAACATAGTAAATTCATCTTCTGATAATTTTTCGTATGTTTCTCTTTCTACTTTAACAGAATCATCCCAATAAACTTTACATACTCCATTCTTTTGAAGTAATGCATCTTTAAACATTGTATATAATGCAGTAAAGCCATCATTATCTTTATTAAAAATATGATTTAAATAATCAGTTGCTTGTTCTGCAATAGCTACATCTTCTTGAGATACTGGTTCTACTCTTACAATATTATCTGATGCAGTAAATATTCTAAGTAATGGTGGTAATATAGATTCAATAGTATCGGCTACATCAGTTGAAACAACTTGTGATCTACCTTCTATTTCATTACCAAAGCCTTCGCCGAAATAGTATTCATTTGCTTTACGTCTTGAATCTGTAAGCTCTGATTCATAAAAACCATAACTATTCTTAATGTGATCACCAAGAATACCTGATATGCTATAATCGTCTAGTGGTTTACCTTTTGCCATATATTTCCTTAAACTATATATCTTGTATCTACACTCATTGGTTTAGTCCAGTCTGTTCTTGTTGGGCCATCAACAGAACAACCATACCTAAAAGCATCAGCTGCATGTGATGCCCAATCATGTAGGGGTTTATTTTTAAATGTTTGCATTCGATCATCAAACTGTTTTCTGTATTGTCGCAAACAATCAATACCATATTTACATTTATTTTTATCAAACCAACAGTTATCTAAATTATTTCTTACAGCCTCTATGCCATGATCTATAGCTAATCGAGGACATACTTCAAAATCTAATCCTAATTCATAAGCAACTTCTAGTCTAGATTTACCAGTACCAAGTTCTCTTGTTGTTATATCATGTGGTCCAACATGACGACCATAGTTATAACCTTTTTCTTCTAATGCATTTGCATAGTATGCTAATGATTCACCATCAGCTTCTATGTAATCTATTAATCTTATTTCGTTTCCAACTCTTTGTGCAAACCAAATAGAAGTAGAATCACCTATTCCTAAATCCCACCAGGTTTCAACTTCAACAGTAGGATCATATTCAACATCAGTAATTCTATTTTCTTTTTCAGCCTTCTGAATTTGTTTTCCATAATATGCTCCTGAAACAGCAGCTTGAAAACTACATTCAAACTCTTGTTCATATTGATCAGATGGCATTGTTAGCCTAGCTTCTTCTAATTCATAGTCAGGTATAATATCAGTTTCAGAAGCTCTATATAATTGTCCGTACCATTCTCCACCTCTACGCACAGCTAGATCATATACATCCCAAAATTGATTATGTCCCATTGGTGTTCCAATAAAGATTACATATCCAAGTTTATCTGATACAGCTGGTCTAACAACTTCAGTCCATACTCTAGGAGACATAAGGGCAAACTCATCCATGCATACACCATCAAAGCCTAAACCTCTAAGTGCATCTGGATTATCCGAGCCAAAGATTTGTATACGAGATCCATTCCATAGATCAACCTTCAGTTCGGTTTCATGACGTTTACCACCAAGTTTCATTAAGGGTTCTGTATATTCTTTTAAATAGTCGTAAGCGACTGCCTTACCCTGGCGATATGTTGGTGCGATATACGCCAATCTTGCATTTGGTATTTCACAGGCGGTCATAATTAAATGGTTAACTGCAAATACAGTTTTGCCAAATCGCCTATGGCAACAAATTACATTAAATCTTTTTAGTTCGTTATGAATCTTTTCCTGTAAAGGCCGAGGTTCATACGGTATGGTAACTTCCATTAACTCTTTTTCTTACGCCATCCTATTTGAACAGTAATTGGTTTATCATCATTTCCAGATAAGGTCTGATTTACAGACGATAACTTTGAATGAACAAATGGAGCAGCTTCTTTAGCAGCCCACATCTTCTTTTCTACAGATACTTGTGGGTTATTCAATAAGTTTAACATATATTTTAATGGAGTAGTTTGTCCTTTACCTAACTCAGCAGCTAATCGTTCTGCTTTTGTTCCTGCTTGAATACCTTTTGGTCTACCAGCTCCTGTTCTTTTTCCGCCTCTTTGAGCCATTATATTAACCCTAACTTTCCTAGCATTGCTAGATTCATTAACTGTTGTCTTTGTCCCTTATTAATAACAGATGGTGAACTGTTAGTATTAGGCATCATTGTATTTCGATTCATAGATTGTCCTGTTGGTCTACCAGCTATTGATCTTCGTATTGGAGCTATATTTTGTACAGGAGCATATTGTGGTTGAAATGATGTTGGTTGTTGCATCTTAATATCAGGATTAATAGGTTGCATTTTATAATTATTTAAATTAGTAGGTTCAGATCCTGATTTATCAATAGCTTTCATTAAATTAGATTCAGATGCTTTCGTTCCATCAAACTTTGATCCAGGTGCAACTATAACTCCATCCTGTATGAATGCATTCTTAGTTCCATCTTTTAATAATAATCGTAGTGGTGATACCATAATCTTTCCTTTGGTTAGCAGTTCCAGGCTCTAAGAGATTTATTAATTCTAGAGTTTGGATCTCTTGCTGTTTTCTTTGAAGTTAATTTCTTTTTCATACCTTTCATTCTAGCACAGAAGGATGCTCGTCTAGGGTTGCCTACCTTCTTACTAGGTGCTTTGAGGTTACGCTTTTTACCAGTCTTTGTTTTTCCTTTATTGTAAGATGCACGACCTTTGGCATTCAAACCCCCCTTAGGATTCTTGCCTTCTTTACGTTGCCATGC